GTTGAGGTAACTAGCTGCTTGGTAACTTCCTCGTCTTCCTTGCCGGCTGCCTTGCGAGCAAGCTCAAGAGGTAGACGCTCAAGAAGTGAGATGTTGCCATCGTTAACGATCGACTCCCATGAGAAGAGGATACGTGAACCGGCCTTCTTCACAGAGAACTCAGCCTCTGAGAATGAGAACCAACCAGCGGTTGGGTACTCGTCATACTCGCCAACGGTAGGCAGTGAGCCTGGACGGAAAGTGTCGCCCTCGTTGTCAAGGCCTTCGTCTTCGTATGCCAAGTTCATGTACTGCTGAGGACGGAAGTCGTCAACAACTAGCTTCTGTGCGAAAGAAGACCAAACCTTTGGCTGCTCTGCATAGTTAGCAAGCATGATCTTGCTGATGGTCGGTGCAAGCTGAACTGGCAGGTCAGAGGTAGAGATACCTTCCTGAAGCTTTAGCTTGTCCTGGCGGTCACCGCGGATAGCGCCCTCAAGGAGCTTAGCGGCTTCAATTTGGCGTGGAGTAATGTCAGTCATTTTCTACCGTCCCTTAGTTCTGCTGTAGACGGACTACAACGTAGCCAGTGCCAGACTTGATAGCGTGACCGATTAGCTTGTTTGAGGTTGCAACGTCAGTTACGACACCGAGTGCGGTAACGTAAACTTTGTCGCCTTCAGCGAAAGCGTCTGCGGTCTCTAGTTTAAATGCGCCGGTAAGCTTTAGAGTGGCGTAAGTGTTGCCATCTTCCTTTACCTTTGCGTCGTGCTCAGCGATACCAACAATCTCGCCAACCTGCACAAGGTCACCAGATACAACGGTGCTTGCTACAGGGAATGACAGGCTGTTAGCTACTGCATAGATCTCATTAAGAGCCATGATGTGCCTTTCCTTAGTTCTTGCCGGTTAGGCGAGCGATTACTGAATCGTAGTCGTCCGCGCCAGCGGTGGTTGCGGCCTTGTTAGCCTCGTGGACAACGCCAACAACCTCAGCAGTAGCCGGAGTGGTTGCTTTAATGCTTTCACGAATTGACTCAGCGTAAGCCTTCTCAGATTCGATTAGTTCATCAACGGTTTTGGTGTTGGTTTCTGATTTCAGGGCCTCAGCTACGCGGGTAAGCGCAATCTTAGGTAGACCTGACTCGTTGAACTTCTCAGCAACGTCCACTGGGTCGATTGCTACCTCTTCGGTAGCCTCGCCTTCAGCGGTCTCGTCTTCAGCAGGAGTAGCTGCCTCAACCAGAGCCACGATTGACTCCTTCAGAGGGCTGAGTGCCTCAACAAGGGTGCTCTTCAACTCAGCAATAGCTGAATCAAATTCTTCCTTAGTAATAGACATTCTATTTCCTTCCATAGAAGATTCAGCTACGATTGCAGCTTCCTCTTTGATTTTGTAGCTTTCGAGCAGCGAAACAAACTTACCGCCCGCTCCTGCTACGGTTACTACGTCAACGCTCGTCATCGGGTCGTCATCCGATAGAGATTCAACGATAGGACCTTCTCGCCCCTCAGCTTCGCCAATCTTGACAGAGCCGGTTGCGCGAATCGATAGACCCACATCGCCAGCCATCTCACGAATGATCGGTGCGTAGTGGGAGTAAAATTCAACTTCTGCGAACAGGCCATTCTCCTGGAACACTGCATCGCTAACTAGCTTTCCGGCTAGTTGGTGAACGTCACGCTCTGGGCGGTCGCTAGACTCGCTAGCCCCAGGGTGGTTCATAAATACTTTTGTGCCAGCTTTAAAGGTCCGTGGGCCATACTCTTTTAGCATGTCTGCTGCATAGTAGCCTGAGCTGCCCCAGCCAGCTTCGATAACCTTTACGCGCCACTTGTTGCCTTTTCCGGCGGGTGCTGAGAATGCAAGGTTCTCGTTTAGCTGCACAGTCATAGACGCTCCAAAAGTAATAATAGTTCTACATGTAATGATATCACATTACGAATGTTATGCGTTGCCGTCCATGTCTCGCAACTCGTTAGAGTTGTCCTGCATTGAGCCTACCGCTCCAGAGTTTCCTTGAGACGGCACAGCTGAGCCGTTATTGCTGTTGGCAGGCTCGCTTTCAACAGAGTCTTCAGGCGAAGCGCTGCGAAGTGCAACAACGTCAAGCTCGTCAAGAACTGCGGCTCGGAACTCGTCAGGCCAGATAGCCATAGACTCTTTTGCCAACGCCAAAGACTGCAATTGACGGAAGCTGGATTCGGTCTCCATCTTAGGCCACTTGATCGTCGCCTTCTTGTCTCCAAAGAAAGCCATCACACGCTTTAGGTAGTTTTCCCAAAGCTTCTGTCGGGCCTGCATGGCCTTAGTGGTCGGGACGTCCAAAGTCTGCGCAACGCCATATGCGCCGGAGGTTCCCGGGTCGCTCATAAGGGCAATCACAGAAACTTCCAGCGCACTGGCAACCATAGCAGCTAGCGGCTTTCCATTTCCTAGATCGACTGAGTTACTTGTGCGCGGAAGAGCTGAAAGCTCCATGTCAGCACCCATAATTGCGGTTGAGCCGGAACTGCTTGGTGTAGCTATTGTAGCAGCTGCTGCAGAAGCTCCGGTTTTGCTCTTAGACTTCAGCTGCCAAGCAAACATGCTCAGAGCCTTCAGGATGCGTGAGCCGTCCTTCAGATACTCGTTGTAGGCATGTGCCCACGGATACGCTGAAAAGGCGTCAGGGACGCCCCAGGCGGCTCCTGAGCGCTTGTTTACGACGAATGGGAAGATAGTCTTTGCGTAGTTGACCGGCTGCTTCTGAATGTAAGCAACTCTAGTAGGGTTGGAGTAAGTATCAACCGGATACCACTCGTGCTTAGCCTCATCTTTGCCGTCAATAGCCTTACGGGTCCAAGAACGGCGAATGTAACGTACTGTTTCAGCATCGTCAGGGTCGGTAACCCAGCCAGTAATCTCGTTGAAGGGCAGCCTCTGAAGCTTCTTGGTGGAGTTGTCGCCAAGAATGAAGAACTGGCCAGATGTAAAGTTAGAACGCTCGTTGACGCACATCGCATCGTTAGAGAACAAGGCAGCCTGGTTCTGGGCGTCGTCAATCAAGTCCTGGACGCGTTTTGACGAAACATCCTGAATATCTACACCACGGCCAAAAATATAGCTCGTACGGAGCCCCAAGCCGCGCTTAAGCAGCGGGTTGCCGTCTGTCTTCTCGGTAAGTCGCTCAGAAAGAGCATGTAGCATTTCTAGAGAAAAAGAGCTGCTGTGAGGGTTTTCAAGACCCAAAAGGGTCCAGCCGTCATCTTCGATGCTGAGCATGACTTCGGCCATACGGTTATAGCTCTCCTGGAGAAGCTCATAATCGTTATTAAATTCGTCAAAATTGCTCAAAATATCTCCAAAAAGTAGAAAAACCTACCTATATTCTACCATGTCCAATCAGAATAGAACGGGAAACGCACATCAAGCTCATTGGCATCCATGTACATCCTATCCCCGGGCTTAGAGTTAGCGTAAGGCGAACCAACAAGCTTAGACATATCCAAAGATGCGTACATTGCAGCGTCCAAACGGTCAGGGGACTTCATGCCTCTAGAGCGCATGTCGTCCTTAGATTCAATCTGGATAGAACCCTTAGTGCTGAACTTGTACTTAATTGACATCATTTCGTCAATAAGATCCTTATCCATAAGGTCAATGTCCAAATTACCCAAAACCATACGTTCACGCATCGAATCATAACCCGCCGCACGAGCATTAAGCCATCTCGTATTATCGGAGCTAGCAGCAGAACCAACAATGCTAATAACGACATAACTATCGCCACACATATTAGCAAGCATGTCAACAATCGGCGCACCCAAACCAGTACCGTCCACGCGAACCTCCCGAGCCCCGAAAGCCATAGCGGCTTCGTGGATTCGGTTAGCGGACTCGACAGCATTCGCCTTATTCCAAGTAGCATAATGACGTAAACGGCCCCCTCTATTTGAGTAAATCACAGAATCGTCATCACCAAAACGGGCGACGTCCACACCCAGCACAACTGGGATGTCCATATCCTCTGGAACCTCAGTGTCAACCGCCGTGTCAATAGCGTTCTGGCTAAAGAACGTAGTATCGTCCTCTTCAGGAAACTGTGCCAAAATCTTAGACTTATAACGTGCAGAATCCTCACCCCAGGCGATCTTCTGCCTCTCAACCCAGCTAGGCTGAATAAGCAAAGGCCCAAGCTCTTCAGGGATCTTCTCCCCCGTAAAGTTCGGAGTGTCAAAAGCCGAAACCGTGATCTTGTTCCAAGTCTCATCCTCACGGAAGATACGGTGAAACTCAGTGCCTCTACGGTCAGGGTTACCGATAGCCAACACACGGGAGTCGGCGGTAGTGGTAACCGCTTCAGCAGCCGTATAAAGGTCAGTCGGGATACCTCCACCTTCGTCCAATACAACCATCACATAACGGCGGTGGATACCCTGAAAGGCGGAAACAATGTCAGTGTCAGCAGGTCTACGGCCAAACCCAATCAGTGTGCCATACTCGTCATCAAGCTTCCACTCCTCGGACTGGTTAATGTGCCCGGGAAGCGCAAACCCTCGAATCGCAGCAGCCTTATGGTTATCCTTCAGCTCACGAAACAGCACACGTGCAATCTGAGGATAAGTCGGTGCAGAAGCAATCAGGGCAACCTCATACGGATCGTGCACAGAGACCCACCATGCACCCGCCATGCCCGCAATAGCAGACTTACCCATACCGTTACAGCTAACCACCGCAGTGTGCGTGTGGTCAACCAAACTCTCCAAAATCTCACGCTGCTTAGACCAAACATGCTTACCGAGCACATCATGCACCCAAGCCGCAGGGTCTGTAAGGTACAGCGAATTCTTAGAACGCTGCTGTAAATCCTTAACAACACCGTCAATAACATTCTCAATCATTCGTCATCTTCTTCTTGCTGCTGGAAAGGCACAAAGCCAATAGGGTGATAAGACGCTCACTTGTGCCTCTTCATATAGGCGAGCAGCATTTCTACACGCTCAATACTAGAGCCCAGTAAACCCTCTGCCGTATTGCAATTGCCACAAAGAACACCACGGATGCAATTTCCGCAAGAATTAGAATTAGGGCAGCAGTCATGGTTGTGGTCAATAACTAGATTATCTAATGAACCACAAGCATTACAGCCGCTCTTAGATTGCTCATCGAACCACTCTTTGCTGGTGTTGTGTCGTTTAAAACGGCGAATAGTTGCGTGATATTGTTTTTCATATTCAGGCTTGGCCCTGTATCTCGCCATCTGCTGTTTGCTCTCACAAGCTTTGCAGCAGTTTCGCTTCCCCCTAAAGAAGTCAACTAACTTTGTTTCATTGCAGTTTGTGCATAACCTAGACATTAAAACTCCTGCGTCTCTTGCTGAAGCTCGGCCTTAGCTAGCATTAACCCCTCGGCAACAAGAGAATCAATCTCATCCCTACCAACACCTGGGTAGCGTTCAGCTAATTCTTTTTTAGTGAAATTTAAAGCTGCATCCATCGCTCGCAAAAGCACAGACTGCTGGTACTGGCTCAGCTTAAGGACTTGGTCATCAAGCTGGACCTTCTGCGAATCCAGACGCTTACCAATAAGCTCAAGGGTCTTAAGCAGCAAACGGGCAGACTCAGGGTCCTTCAACTGAAACGCAGCCTCAGACAAAGAATCCTTCAGTTCATTTAATTGGTACAGCAAAAGCTGACGCTGCTCAACCTCAGACCAAACATCACGTCTAGCCATAAGGTTCTTTACGTGCTGCACAGCCTGGGCCGCAGGAATGCCCGTAGAGCGTTCAAGCTCCTCACCGGACTTGCCGGACGCAGCCAAGCGGATAAGGCTCTCATCGAGCAGATTAAGGCTTCTGGACACTGCTAAACTCCTTGCGGAAGTCGGCAAACTCCTGCTGCAAATCCTTAACCGCCTCAAAAACCAAAAACAACATCTCAGACAAATCCTGAGCAGTCACAGGTGAAACCTCTTCAACCGCTGGGGTAGGGTCGTCAACAATAGAACCAGCCATACTGGAAACCTCCAAAAAATACGCGAAAAATTTTTGCGCACTCTATTTTAGCATGTAATAGAATTACAGGTGATTTCTTTCAGGGGTATTTGTATTGTGAGCGTGGGGGGAGAGAGTACCCCATCATATATATTTCTCTAATAAAATGATTTCTTTCGTCTATACATTGTATTTCTCCGGCAAAAAAAGACCCCAGAACCTGGGGGAAGGTCCTGGGGCCATTTCTTTTACTTAGTCATTTTCCATCTCGGAAACAACTAACATTGCGATTACTAAGACCGCAATTGCGATTGTCATTGCTAACGCTTGCTCGGCCATTTTATTCAGCCAAGAAAGTTACAACGAAGTTCTGCTCACCGTAGTTTGCTGAACTCTGGACACCTAGGCGGGTCTCAACCAACTTGCCAATCATGCGCTCAGGCTGGTTCACCAAGTCGTAGTTGGTGATTCCCAACGCTGTAACCAAAGCCACTCGACTCATACGCAACCAGTCACGCTCCTTACGGTCTGCCTCGTTGCCTGCCACCGGAGCTGCCCACAATGGAATCTGCTTCCAAACCTTGCGGCCATCTGAGTGCTGAAGGGTCAAGTTCAATGCTGGCTTACCCTCGTGCTTTCCGCTTTTGACAAAGACGGTCTCAACTTCCACGATTTCCATCGTGTACTGACCGGCCTCTTTGACTGCGTACGATGGGGTCACTAGAACATCATCGTTTGGTACTGCGATTGCTGCCACTTTTGCCTTTGCTCGTGCAATTGCGTCGGCTACTGGGGTGTACTCTTTTGTTTCTGACATCTTATGTCATCCTTTCAGGATTGTTTTTATATAGAAGAGAGAGTTCGTTCTCTCCGCTTGTCGGGGAGAACTCTCTCTTCGACCCCGCCTTACTGCGTTGTTGCTACCGAATCCACCTTAGTGTTGAGAGTGTCACCCAGTAGTTTGTTTTGCCGTTTGTGATTAGGCCTTTCTTTGCGTCGTGAGTGAACTGTACGATTTTGTAGATGTTTCCATACATTCGGCTATCCATTGCGAATTGCACAATGGAGCCGATCTCTAGGTTCCAACCCTCATAGTCTTTATAAGGGTATTCTTCATAGGCGACTTCGCTGTCGTCCATATCGTCAAGGTTGAATAGGTCTAGCATTACTCGTTCCAATCTGGGTGGATTGCGCGGTACTCGGCCACCTGGTTCGCGGTGTACAGGATGTCTTCAATTTCTTCCTGGTCGAGTAGGTTGGTGTACGACATGACTAGCATGGCAGCGTCTTGGACCTCCTTCTTTAGGACTTGCTTTTCTTTCTTGGCAAGGACGCCCTCAAGGGCCTCTACGGCTTTCTGCGCTTTAGCCCACTCTGCGACGAACTCGGCAGGCATCTCAAAGCCTGGGGCGTATGAGTAGTCTTCACTACCCTCATAAGACACCAGGGTCCAGCGCACACGGTAGTAGTCATCTACTGCTGTGAACTTTGCTTTACGGTTGGTTTCCATTATGTTCCTTTCAGATACAGGCGACACTTTCGCCCGTTCACCTTTCCTCAAGAAAGTGTCGCCTGTTACTTCTTTACGATTCATTCCTCACTGGTTCTTGTGTAAATTTTGCCCATAAACCCCTTCCTTTAGGAGCTTTACTACAAAGTCAAAACCCGGGGATTATTCCCAGTCGGACAGGTCCTCCCCATTGAGCACAGCTGCCGTGAAGTCGAACTTGTCGTTATCTCCTAGCTGCTCAAGCAGTGCCCACTGCTCAAGCGTGAACTCGCTTTCGTCAAACACAATGACTTCGTCTTTGCCGTAGTTGCCATATTCGCTTACGTATGCCATTAGAATGTATCCTCTTCTGTAATCTCGATTGTTGGTTCGTACTTTAAGTACACTGTCCAGTACTGCTTGTTTGGGTGGGCTGCTGCTAGGTTGTTTCCATCGCTTAGCCTAACCACAATATCTTTGTATGTGTCTTGCACACGGTAGCCAGTGATGGAGTTGTTAATCTTTACCGGAAACTCCGCCCACTTGTTAGGGTGCTTGTAAAGCTCTTCTATGAACTCAGCCCACGGGTATTTACTGTTTTTACCTTTCAGCCCTTCTATTACAGATTCTTCTACGAATTTGATTTCCATATTGTTCTTTCTTTTAATCGAGCCGCGCAGCGGCGAGGGCCGGGGCGTTAGCCCCGACCTTCTCCTTCTAGACTATCTCAGCGTCGTGTGCTTTACTTTTGTAATTAGCGACATGTCTGCTTTTGAACCTGGAACAACTGTTCCTGGCTTCTCGTCGTGCAACTTGTACTCCCAGCGTGCTAGAGCCTCGATAACTCCGTTTAGATCTGTGACTTTCTTGAAGTCACCGATTGTTGCTCCACGCTTCGCTGTCTCGACAAGTCCACGAACTAACCATGCCCAGAATGTAATTCTGTCAGCATCTAGGTTACAGTCCATCTGACGGAACTCAATTGTTCCGCGACTGCGGTAGTCATTTAGCAGGTGCGAAACGTTTACCGCTAATGGCTTCTCTGGAATTAGGCCACCGTTTTTCTTTCGCAACGCGCTTGCGATGTGGTCGACTTTTACCTGCTTTGCATATGCCACATTGAAGCGACCCGCAACTACTGACATGATGTTCTCTGTGAACTTGTAAATCGCCATGACTTGACCTACTTGCGCAGTTGTTAGGTCTGCTGCATACACGTGAATGTGTGTGCCTGCGGTATCGTTTTTCTCAGCATTTACTTCTGCCAAGTCTTTGCACAACTTGTACATGCCTGAGTGCTTTAGACGCTGGATTCCGCCAGTCGTTCTAAACTCTGCCATGTCTGCTGTCTGGCACTCACTGCTTCCGCAATCGTGCTGTGGGTCATCATTGTAGCTAGTGCAGTTATCACAGTCGCATGTGTGGTAGCTGCAGTCATCACAGTCACATTCACATTCACTGTTGCCTTCGTAGCTTCTAAGACTTCCGTCTTCGCCTTTGTCGATCCCTGAGTTGCTGTCGACATCTACACCTTTGGCATCTGGAACCTCGATCTCAAAGCCCCAAGTTCTTGCGGTTAGTGCATTTTCTGGCATTGCCTTTACTGCATCTGCAATCTGCTGTTCAATTAGCTCGTCGTCGATGACATCTGGCGCATCAGTGAACAGCTTTCCGATACCTAGCTTTCGACTTGTGTCTTCTGTGCCTGACTTTGCCATTTTTTCTGTCTGCTCATACATACGGACTTTTAGCTTGTATGTTGCTGCAGCAGCTACCATGTCCTCTTTGGTGATTACAGCATCACGCATTCTAACAAGAAGCTTGTAGAAGTTCTTGTTTACTGGACCTGTAGCTTCGTGGTCACCTTGCTGCATTTCCTCTGAGCTGGTTGAGATCTTGTCCCAACGAATTGAAGTGTTGTAGATGCCCTCGTAGTCTCGTTCTAGAGCCGTCATGTATGAAATCCACAACTTTGACTGCAATGGGTTTGAACGCATGTAGTTAAGAAGAATTCCTTCAACTCTGGTTCCGTGTGACTCTGTGATTTCTACCGGCATCCAACCGTGGAAGTAGTGGCGATTTCCGTAAAACATGCCAGTCTCGTACTTGTGACCCTTGACCTTGCTGAAGATCTGGTTAAGCTCATCGTTTGACATGTCTCGAACAGTCTCGAGTTCGTCAACGATCTCAATACGCTCAGCCCATACTGCTTCGTATTTCAGAATCGCTTCGTTTACAGAGTTTCTAAATTCCTTTAGAGTGTTCATTGTTTCCTAACAATATAAATTGTCACCGCACTCAATACTTTTTAGCATTGGCCCGACGACACATAACATAAGTAAAATTAATCCAAATAATACATACATTGCATCTAGTACTTTGTTGTCATTTATCACACCTTACATCTGAGCCAACCACCCCCCAGCGGGATGACCGTTTAGCTCACCCTTCCCAAACGGGCAGCCCGCTGGGTTCTTTGTTTCTTATTCTAGATTTCATAAACTTTTAACATATTCTTAATTTCTAGATTTTAGAAATCTAGAACGCCCTATAAGGATGCGACGATTTCAAAATTTGCCCGGATTTTTTCTTATAAGGAGGCTTTTTGATTTGACATTGACCGGATTTTCAATTAGACTATGTATAGATGTCGGGAAAATCTCTCAAAGCGAAAAAAATCTCAAAAAAGTTTTGCGATTTACTTGACAAAGTGGTTCTTTTCCCCTAAACTATAAGTAGTTGGAAAACACATTGGCTCGGATGAGCCGGATTGGAAATAGATATTATGTGCGGAATTGCCGGTTTTAGCCTTGCGACGGGCTCTAAAGTAAATGCTCGCAAACTCTCTCACTCTCTTCTCAAGCAGATTGAGAAGCGTGGCAATCAGGCCTCTGGCTACGCTTGGAACACTGCTACTGCTTCTGGTTATCACAAGCAGGACGTTTCAGGTTCTAACCTGCCACTAAAGTCCATGCCCAAGTCTGCCCAGAGTGTCATCTTGCACACTCGTCTGGCCACTCATGGCTCTATCAAGAATAACGCTAACAATCACCCTGTGCAGTCTCCTGACTCCTCTATCAGTCTTGTGCACAATGGAGTCATCTATAACCACGACCTTGTTCGCAAGCAGATGCCGGGCTTCCGTTTGCCTGAGGTTGACACCGCTGTTATCCCTGCTTTGCTTCAGAAGTTCGAGTCGACCGACAAGTTTTCTATGCTTGACGGAGACGCGGCTGTTGCATGGCTTGATGAGGCTCAGCGTGGCACTCTAAAGGTTGCTCGTGTTTCCCACTCTCCTTTGACTGTTGCTCAGTTGTTGGATGGTTCGTTCGTCTTCGCCTCTACTGAGTCTATCCTTATTGCGGCCCTGAAGGACGCTGGGCTGACTTACACCTTCATCATGGATGTAAAGGAGCGGACTTTGCTTACGGTCCGTCAGGGGCGTATTGACGCAGTTGAGACTTTGCCTGACCTTGACCCTGCGTTTGAGCAACGCATGTCTGCTTACGAGTACAAGTCTTACCGTTCTCGCACCGCAGGTAATGCTTCCAGGTCTTCTAAGTCTTCTACCTCTTCTGCTTGGGATGACCCTTACGGCTATGACTCTTTTGACCCGTACAGCCCGTCATTCACCGAGTCTGAGTTTGATGACTACCTAAACTCGTTTGTGTTCCACGAGGGCTTCTACTATGACTTTGATGGCACTTACATGGGCACTGAGGAGACTTTGCGTGAAGACTTCGAGATGATGCGTTACGAGAAGCACTGGTCTGACAAGAACATGTGTTATACAGTCGACCCTGAGGAGGCTTCTCCGGCCCAGGAGGACGCTTACCAGTTCAATGGTTCTCGCTTTAGTCGTCGATCGTATTGGGACTAATCTGCCTCAAAATCCCCTTTGCGACACGCCCGAGTGCAGTGCATGGAATTCACTGCTCACCTCTCACCTCTTATAAAACTCGATATATTATTATATATAATAATATGAAGACTTAGTACACTTACAGATTTTGCCAAAAACGCATTGGATATGGTTCATTTTGTACCATATTTGATGCAAAATGACCCAAAATCATTTCATTACCCAAAACTATAGTGTTTTTTTTCTTAGTAGATTATAGTATTTTCTACGAAGACATTTTACACCATTCACCAACATCACGTTTCCATATTCGACCCAATGAACCATATTCAATGCTCCCCGGGCGTGTCGGAATCTGATAATTCACAACAGTAAAAAGCAGAACTGGAGGAAATATGGACAATAAAACCTGCGGGTATTGCGGAATGGTGAAAGCCATCGATAAGTTCCACAAGAATAAACATAGGGCAGACGGGCGGACGGCATATTGCGGTCAGTGCTTGAGGCTCAACTACTACTCATCGTCAAGTTGGCAAAAAAGCCAAACTAGAAAATCACTAATAAAAGGAGAACAAATGTCAAGAACAGTTAGAGAAGTAATAAATTTCCTAAAAGCCATCCCTGAAGATGCAATTATTGCTACAGGTAGTATGTGGCTAAAGGACGACGCAGAAGAGTTTGCTAACACTGCCCTAACAGATGAGCAGTGGGCGAAAATCGCATATTACTATGACAACAACGAGCAACTGGGCTCAGATAGTGCGGAGACGATTACGGATGCAGTACGTGAAATCACAAACTCGTAGGCCTTCTGTAGGGCTGTACGACGAGGACTATCGGCTTGTTGGGGTTGTATCTCAAACAGCAATAAGGGCTCAAAAAAGCGATTTGCCGTACCACAAACATCAACGATTGTTCAAGTATGTTTACCCCTCTCAACTACCTTTGCTTTCTTACAGTGAAGCCGTTGACTTTGATAACAAAATGTACTACGCTAAGTAAAAGTAAACCAAAACCCAAACCCAAACCCAAACCCACAAAGGAGCCCAAATGCTATTGTCTGAACTAATCTTTTTGCTAAAACGATACCTCGACAAAGGGGGCGACCGGACCGTAGCATACATGCTGATAGAGAAGGAAGAACTCGAGAACGCCTACCAAGGGGAACTCACAACCGCACAGTGGGAATGGCTGGCTGAGGGCATTATCGAGAACCATTACCTAGACGACGAGGACCTAGAGTATTACATCCAGGCCATGCGAGACGAGGGAGTGTAGTGCCGGGCGTCCACTATCACCTAGGCCCACCGGCGTTCCAGAGGCCGCCAGAGCCCACAAGGAGCCTACTACCTATAAAGACTTCAGGGCCATGCGAGCGGTGCAAAGAGGTTGACCTCGAGCACGCAATCAAGTACCCTGATGTACCGATTGCAACCGAACTAGTCTGCGGATTGTGTGCAGATTACCTTATTAGAACAAAGAACGTCACTATTACAAGGAGTAAGTAATGCTATCAAAAGAAGTTATAAAAGAAGCCCTAAAGCCAACAAACGAAATCACGTATCCGGTTTACCTAACAATCCAAGAGATTATGCTAGCCGAAGAAGCCTTGTTTGACCGCTCAACTGTGCTAGCGGCTATTGCAGATGTAAACACATACAGCAAGCGAATTGACAAGGGTGTCGCACTGGACAAGAAGGTGCTTGCACTAGAAAAGATTGCACGTAAGATTGCACTACCACTAGATGAGATGTACATGGCAAACGACTCTTTGGAGAAGGTATAAGTTGACACCGCAGGAACTACGAGAAGAACTTATTCAAGCGATTTGTGACCGCCTAGACGACCTAGGGATGGACAAGGTAGCAGACGCAGTGTCGGGGGCTTTCTTTGAAGAAGACGCCGAATGGCTTGACAAAGCCAAAACAGAAGTATATAATAGTATGAGTCAACCACTTCGCAAGATTAGCCGGTTGGCAACAAGATTGGATTATCTGGAGAAAAATGAACTGTAATGAATGCGGTTGGACCGATTTAGATTTCACCCTAGACATGGCTATAGATAGCCACTGCCCGAGTTGTGGAGACGATACGAGTTTGGAGTACATCTTTGACTAACGAGGAACTGGACGCCGTTGAGGTGGAGATTTGGTGGAACGACTACGAACTAGAAGACGAACCGAACCTCGACCCCGACAAAGCACCTATCTGTATTACGATTTATAAAAACAGGGACTACCTAGACTACTATCAAATCAAACTCACAAAAGAAGAAGAGTTGCAGTTAGGTATCCTGCCGAGTTTCCGAGACGGTTTCTCGGAGTGGATGAGCGGGACACACTTTTTGTCAACGCAAAACCTTTCCCCTAGGATTATGGGATGGGCAATAGAAAAGATTGGGAGATTTACAAATGGCTAAAATTACACTGCAGGGGCTAATCGCCACCACCCCACGACACCTTGTGACTCAAGATGGGCTTGCTATCACAAGTTTCCGTATTGCGGAGCAGAATGACGGTACTGAGATTACGAATTGGTTTACCGTCACAGCATTGAAGGACCTGGCCCTCAACGCCTACTCTTCGTTATCAAAAGGTGACCGGATTGTTGTTTCAGGCACCTTGAAGGTTAGGGACTGGGACAACGTAGAGCGGTCTGGCACGTCAGTTGAGATTGAGGCTGACTCGATCGGTCACGACCTCTCATGGGGCACATCAACATTCACCAGAACCTCGTTAGCCAAGGCCGAGCAAAACAGCCACGCCTGCAGTTGTGCAAACTGCGACAAATAGTGCTACAATAAACATCTAACTTTCCTAAGGAGGAAAATGAAACTAACTTACATCATCACCGGAGACCTTACCGAGGTTTCAAAAGTAGTAGATAGCATCCGCTCAGAGGGTCGCTTTTTATCAGATACCAAGAACGTGTCCGAGTATAAGTGGTACCCGATTGACCCTGACACTCAGGCTGTCGAAGTGGAAATGCTAAAAGAGGTTGACCTGAAGGAACTTGAGTTACTGACGGCGGACCTGACCTCAATCACAATTGGACGACTGTTTGACGATAAACTGCACGACGTAGTCTCTGCAGGGGAAACTGAGGTAGTAGATGACTCGCTTGACACCGCACGCTAGGCAGGCCCTAGAAACCCTAGTAGAGGAACACTCCTCATATGTTCTGGCTAAGGCAACTCTTGAGGCGGAACTCAAGAAGCAACTTAGCCAGCAACTCGGAGCAATCAAGCGTAAGCGAGACATCGCCCTACGCTTGGCTTCTGAGGCAGGTGTGCCAAGAACCCAACTTGGGAAAACCATTGGCACAAGCAACTACAAGACCGTACAGGATATTCTGGCGGAGACCGAAGACATCAGTGCTAAGTCTGCTAACGCAGGCTGGACTGTGCTAAAGCAGGACGACGGATTATACCGAGTGTCTTTGCGAAACTTCGGCTTTGCAAGCGTGTCAGGTGAGGCAACTGTTAGCATTATCGAAGGAGAGATCGAGCATGTTGACGGCGACACTTTTGTAGTTGGACACCTGTATCAGAACGACGCTGCAAAGGACATAATTGCCAGCATCGTCTAGCGTTCTGTTGCTCACAATATGGCTGATTGCCCTCAGCCCGGTAATTATTGGTATTGTCGCTTTCTTGACCAAAGAGGGTGACGGCAAGATTGCCAAACAACAGGGCGGAATGCCTGACTATAAGAAGGAGCACGAAAATTACTGGAGAGAATACCAAGACCAATGACTCACCCCTGATACCTTATGACTATCAGGAGCGGGATATTGAACAGTTGATATCTAGTGACGGCTCTGGCATTGTAGCCACGCAGGTTGGTGGAGGCAAGACGCTAATTGCTATTGAGGTAGCAAAGCGTCTTTCCACCGGCACAAACTTTGTGATTGCACCGAAGGGTACACACAAGAGGGCCTGGGAAAAGACTATCAAGCGTCAGATTCCCGGTGCTGAGGTTTACTACCTCAACTCTACTAAAGCCGGCGAGCAGGCTCTAGCGTGGCTAGAGTCTGGCAAGCCCGGCTGGTACATGATTAGCCCTGAGTTTTTCCGCAAGTTCCACTGGCGTGGGATTGTGCCAGACTTAGCGGTCTTTGACGAGGTTCACAGAGCCTCTAACCGTAAGAGCAAGACTGCCCTTATGCTTGCGACCCTAAAAGCCAAGAGGCGGATTGGAATGTCCGGAACCGTCGCAGGCAATAAGATTGATGGTTTATGGTCAATCTTGAAATGGATTTACCCAGAGGTTGCCGGCCGATCTTATTGGAACTGGGTCGACGAATACTGCTCGACTGAGGTGGACTATTTCGCAGGCAAGGTAATCACCGGCGAGGCAAACCCTGGGGCAATTGTTGCATCCATTCCCTGCTACATCCGCCACCTAAAGCGTGAGAAGTGTTGCGAGTTTCACCCCGAAGGTATTGACAACGAGTTGCCGCCAGTCCAGACAGAGGTCCGGACGGTTGAGTTGGCTCCCGAACAGAAAAGGATTTATAAGAAACTTGAAAAAGAACTATTCGTTTGGCTTGGTGAAAACCCGCTTGTCGTTGAAGTCCCTGTCGCTGTTAGAGTACGCCTTAGGCAGATTACTCTCGGTGTGCCAGAAATCAACGAGCAGGGAGAAGTTGCGTTTAGCGATGATTGTAAATCATCCAAGTACGAGGAACTTGTCCAAATAATCGGAGACCACCCCGAGGGCGAGCAGATGCTTGTCTTGACCCATAGCCAGAAGTTCGCAGAGGTTGTGACTAAGAGGCTTCAGAAGTCTGGCTATACCGCTTTCGAGTGGTCAGGTAAGGCCTCTCAGCCGGTTCGAGACCAAGCACTAACTGATTTCATCAGTAACAAGATTCAGTTTATTGTTGCCGTAATTTCAGCAATTGGCGAAGGCACAGACGGGCTACAAGAGGCCGCAAGTGTGGTTGTGTGGCTATCCAAGGACGACAACCGCTTGCTGAACGAGCAGGCCGCAGGGCGTCTTGACAGGCGTGGGCAGAAACGCTCGGTAATTAGTTATGAGATTATTGCCGAAGATACCTACGACGAGGGTCAGTTATCTAACCTCATCCGGAATCAACTAAAGATGAACGAAAGCCTCAGAAAAGACCTTGGCTAAGTTCGGTTGGTGCTTGTATGGTACAATAGGCATATGAAGATATGTATAGAGTGTAATCAAGAAAAGCCAATCGAGGACTTTCCAACTGCTGGCAAGAAATTAAACAAAAACGGAGAAAAGTACAGGCATTCCTACTGCTACCTGTGTCAAAGAGAAAAAAACAGGGCATACCACGCAAAGAATAAAGAGCATATTCACAAAAGAAATCGTGCTTGGAGATTGAGGTCAAAGTTTGGCGTATCAGCAGAATGGTACGCAGGAAAGATGGCTCAAAACAACGGCTTGTGCGAGATATGTAATAAGACAGATGGGGCAAAGGCTTTAGCCGTTGACCACGACCACGGAACAGGAGCGGTAAGAGGATTGCTTTGCACAAACTGCAACACTGGGATCGGAAGTTTAGATGACAGTATTGAAATGCTGGAAAAGGCAATCTCTTACCTAAAAAAATATAAATGATTTGCGGATGACGCTTGACAAGTCACCACAAGTTGTGCATACTAGTAATACCTAACTACACCTGTAGTTGCGAATGTCATTCAGTAAAGGAGAAAAATGTCTGACAAGTATCTTGAGCCACCTGACGTCTGGGATGACGGTTGCGATTGCGAGTTCGACTGCAACTGCAAAGATGACGGCTGTGACATTTGTGGTATGGAACATGGTTGCAGATGCGACTGGGATTACGAGGCTTGGAAAGAGCAAGAAATGGATTGGGATTTTGACTAGAGCAGAGTTGGCTTGGATGACCGAGGCGCAGGTTCGCATGGTTTATGAAGAACTCATAGACCTTATTGAGGAAGAGAAGTAATGAGCGAGCCTGCAGAGATGAGGATGTTCGATCTTGGTCTAGCCAAAGGCATTGAGATTGGCGAAGAGCGAGCCAAGGAACGCATTATCAAACTGCTAGAGGGCAAGCGTGGCGAAATAGAAAAGATAGTCACTATGTCAGATGAACTTGGCGAAACAAGTGCTAAGTGGTTCTATCAAGACAGAATTAAAGAACTTAATAACTATATCGCTCTAATGAAGGAAGAGAAGTAAATGAATATCACAGTATGGACAACAAGCAGTTGCGTGCAGTGCATGCAGACAAAGAAACAGTTTGATCGACTAGGCATCCGCTATGAGGAGAAGTCGCTTGAGGACAACCTTGAGAAACTTGAAGAGTTCAAGGAGCGAGGCTTTGGCTCGGCACCGATTGTAGAGGCCGGTGGCGACACTTGGAGCGGTTTCCGCATTGACTACATCAAGGCCGTAAAGACAAGGCTGATGGGAGAGTCACATTAACCTAGTCCGGGTCGATATCAGACAAGATAAAGTTGAGTTGCTTCTCGCTGCTTTGAAGGTAGCGGAGTCGCACTACACCCAAAGCGGGCTATGGGATGCAGCGAAACAGGCAGGGAAACTAAACGCTTCTTTGCGTAAACAGATTTTCACATACGAGGAGGCGTCATGAGTAAGATGAATGAAGAGTGGCTAGTTGAAAACTATCCAGCACAGCAAGAGGCAGATGTGCTAAATGGCTAGTCAGGA